AGTTGGCGAGATTCCAGTGCCTACAGTTCCCTCAACTCCCGGCGTTGGGTTTGCTGGAAGCAAATCATAGCCGAAGAGCTGTATTGTCCTACCGTTGCGATCAGGTAACTTACGACGCGAAGTTACTGCGACAAAGGGTAAGTTAGGCTTTAAGTTTTCTACAGCGACTCTATCATAATATATACTCGCCAAATGTGTAAGCCCGCTAGTACTCGTGAGCACACTTGCCGGTTGGTACGCCATATTAGCGTACTCCTCGTCATCAGTTAGGTTGTTGCGCTCCCGCTAGCGACCATGTTCTGTTTTCGAAACTCTTGGCGAAAGTTTCGAACACAGAGTGATCGCTAGGATCTGGAGCTACCTTGCCGATGTACGCAACTGGCGAAAATATTGCTCAATCCGAGCCTTCATTTCACCTAGTGACTGTGATTGCGCAATCCGCGCAACCTCGGCGGCGGTCATCCCTTCGCTGGTTTCTTCCACGGCCCGCCCGCCAAGGCTGGGCCGGATGAAAGAGGGCGGAGGCGAATTCTGTTCTGCATTGCGCGGAGCTGGCTTCGATGCATCGCTCACCGGCGCGGGTGCGGGAGCACTCTCCACCGGAGAAGCTTTCTTCGAAACCAGCTCGCCGCGCAATTCCTGAAAAGCCCAATCCAAGTTGTGTTTGGAAATAGGCAAATCCTGCGACTGCAGGAGATTCATAATCTTTTGGGCGTTTTCCGGCGTAGGCGCGTAATCGGCGGAATGAGCCGTAGTGAAGTCCCGCTGCGCTTTAAACTCGGCTTCCTGCCGTCGCCGCTGGTTTTCGCGAGTGCGGAACTCGTCAAAGCTCAGGCCAGTTTCCGCTTGATACATGCGGCGAAACATTTCGTGAGGGTTAGTCTGAAACTTCGCCAGCTCGTCCGGAGTCAAAACCGTGGGGCGCAACTCCTGAAAATCGGAAGATTGTTTTTCCGGCTCGAGTTGCTTGCGCTGCTGCCCGCGGGAAAGCTCCTGAATCTTGCGCGTAGCATTGGTCTGCGCAGTAACGAACTTATCGACTAGCGCTTCGTAGGAATCTGCCTCAAAGCGCTGCACACCAGACCCATCACCCAGATCGATTTCGCGGAAAAACTTCTGCGCGGGCGGCGGCCCTGGCGGAGCAGATGGTTTTTCTACCGGCTCGGCTGTTTCGAATTCGTTACTTATCCCAAGCTTGTCAGCCATTTTTGCCCCCTATCATACTACTCACCGGGAAATTCCGGTTCTCGGACAACCTGTAAGTCGTAAAGCAGGCGCTCGACTTCCATCGGATCGGATAAGTCAATTGCCGTGCGGACGATTTCTTCCATCTTTCGTTGAAAGTCCATCACCGATTGCAAGCGCATATAAGCTTCCCAAGCCTGCTCCGGAGTAAGATTCGCCCGGGTATAACCTTCAATCATGCGGTCAATACGTTCCTGCGCCAGCTTGACGTAGGTCTGCCAGCCATAAGTATTGTTGAGATCGCGCAGAGCCGTAGCGCGATCTGCCTCGCGCAGGATCTCGAGTTGACGCTCGGTCCACTGCACTTAATTCGTTGTCTCCTGCGGCGTGTGATCATAGTTGCCGCTCGAGGCCGGTCGCTTCTTACTGGCCGGTTTGCGGGGTTGCACCTTGCTGAGCCCCTTGGGCGTTTTCTTCGCCACCTTGTCCTCCTTCGGTTCCTCCCACGGGAGTGAATAGGTCTTTTAAATTATTGAGCGCCTCGGTGCGCTGTACCGGATTCATGTGATCGATCAAACCTCTTATGATGTGTACCCCAGCCTGCCCTCTGGCCTTCTGCTCAATCTCATCCATCGAGGCCATATGCTTGAGCGCGATCTGCGAGGTCTGCATGGCCTGCTGCGATTTCTGCATCTGACGCTGCTTATCCTCCTGGCTCATATCGGTGATGAATTTCTGCGCACCCGGCCAGTCACTGGCATCGATGAGCGACTGAATGATTTCCACCCAATCGACTTTCTTCTGCTGATCGTTGATCGCGTCCAGCACCGGCGCGAGGGTCAGGAGCTGCACCAGCTGGGGAGCGAGCTGCAGCATTGCCATACGCGAGCGCAGCTTGGCACCGGCCAGGATGTCGAAACGTAAATTCGCATTCTTGATTTCCAGCGGATCGAGATGCAGCTCCTCTTTCATCTCTTCTTCGAAAAAGTCTTTGATCTCTTCCTCGGGCAGCCAGCGCGAATTCATCTCCTGCACGGCCTCGAGGAAGGGAACGAACATGAGGTTCACAATCTGATCCATCCAGTAGGCCATGCGCGCACCCAGCGCGCCTACTGCGGTGCTCACACCTGCGCTAGTGCGCCCCAATTGACCCTGACTCGGCGCAGTACCTTGCGTGACCAACTGGTTTGCTCCACTGCGCCTCTGCGCTCGCGAGTCAGACGCATCGATCTCCGTGAATGCGTCCGCAATCGCGGGCGGATACTGAATCATTTGAATCCCTTTTTGATCATCGGTGTCGATAATGCCGCCAGGGCGGAGTCGCAATTGCTGCGTGGGAGTATTCGCACCACGAGTGCGCAGAAACGTTCCACTGAGCCGTAGTGCGAGATCGTCAAGCCGTGAATTGATCACACCCTGCTGTAACCTTTGCTCGCCCGCTAACAACGTGGAAATGCCCAGCCCGTACCACGAGTCCAGCACATCGGCAAACGAGATCGAAAAGTAATTAATTTTATTCAGCGGATTGGGATCGTTCTTAATACAGAGCTTGCGATTCAGCACACTGATTACTTTGGTGGGCGTGGTGTACTCAAGCACCTCGAGCGGTTGCTCGTTGGGATTGCGCGAGGGATCTTGCCACCTCGGCATCGCTCTGAATTCCATATTAATATCGAGCGATGAAATCCCTGTATTTAAGACACTCGACGTTGATCTTCCTTCAAGAAGGGATCGCTCTGGCGATTCACGCGGGGGGCGGAAAAGCGAAGCTAAAAATTCGGGAGAAGGAAGTTTGTAACCCGGCTGATTCCGCAGACACTCCAGATCCTCGAGAGTCGGATACGTCCTGTGAATGACATACTTCGCTTTGCGCACATCGGGCTCACGCAGATCGGGAGCAACCACGGCAAAGCGGATGTGAATCTTTTCCAGCCAGGGCTCGTGATAGGTATACTTCTCAATCTCCTCCACCACTTTGCGTGAGCCTTTCGTAGGCAGCAGCACTGTGCCCACGCCCATAGCCTGCGCCTCGGGCACATCAGCATACTTATAGTTCAGGGCGCGGCCTTCCTTCTCGCACCATCCGTACTTCCACAGGCCGGTCCCATAGTTGAGACACTCCTTAATGCCCAGGCGCACCTGCTCTTCGAAGCCCATCGCCTCGAGTTGCGCGGCGATCAACCGGCGCACGGCACGGGCTGCCTCTGGCGTAGTCTTCGCTTTCGCGGTCACATCAAAAGGAGGATCATCCGAGAACAAGCTCGACATGATCTGCGGCATCAGTGATTCAATGTGTTCGAAGATGAGCGGAATGCCAAGCGAAGCGCGAGGGACCGAGGAACCTTCCCAAAAACTTTGCGGCATCCGGAAGAGATAGAGCCGGTCAGCGCGATCCCAGCTGACCGTCATACCCTTGGCGAGCAAATAATATTCGGCGAGGTTCAGATCTTTGACTACCAGCCTTACGGCCACATCGTCTTCCGGTTCCTGGCCGTACTCAATCGGGACTTGCCGCGGATCGAGTTCTTCGCCGAGGTCGTAAGGCTGGTAGAGAATTGCCACTAAAAGATTGCTTCCTTAATATCCGACATCAGCATCCTCTTGCGCTTCGGCTTGTCTGCAGTCACTAGAAAACCGTTGTGTGCTCCCAATGGTTCAATGACTGCCCACTTGCGACCAGCCTTGTGTAGCACTGCGTGATACCATCCGCCCTTATGTGGATGCCAATATCGAATCAGCTTATAGCCCTTCGTTACTTTCTGCTCTGGCATGTTAGTCTCCTTAGTTACTTATTCACTGCTGTAACTATTTTCTCATGCCAGATTTTCGACTTACACTTTAGCGCTAACTTAGTACCATTCACCTACTGCTAAGTCATGTCGCGTCAATCGCAAAATAAAATGCTTGACAGAAATTTTCAACCAACGATGCCTGCTCCAATTTCCCCATCGCCATAGACCATCGCGCCACCGATTTGCACCGGCTCGGGCTGCGGTGCCAGCTCAGGACGATAGCCGTGATGCCGGTAAAAGTTCATCAACGAAACGGCGCGGCAGATGTCATCGTGGGAATACTTGGGGAAGCGCGAGAACTCGCGGAAGCATTCCTCTAAATGATTCGCCGATTGACAGAACCATAGTTTGTGCTGCTCGAGCAGCGGGCCGAGCGCAAGGATCTGCTGTTCGGGATGCATACCCTTGAGCTTCACCGGAATCAGATCCACAGGAATGTACAGGCCCAGCTCCCGCTGGCGCATCTCCAAACCTGGCGCGAGCATGTTGGCCGCCTGATCTTTCTCAATGCCCACGCGCACCACCGGCCAGCGGCGATACTGCTTGATAATCTCCTCGATGATTTCCGCGGGCCGGAAGCGACCACGGCAGATGTCAATGATGTAAAGCGAGCCATTGGGCGAGTAACCACCGAGCACGCCTACGGAATAGTCGCTGCGGTCTGCCGTCGAGTAAGCGAGATCCCAAGTCATGTACAGATTGGTGGTGGCAGGAATATCGCGCCGGTCGATTTGATGCGCCTTCAGCCGCGCAATGGCAAACTGATCGGAAGCCAGCGACAGCGGATCATTCATGTACTGGCTGGCAAACAAATCGGGATCGTCGCGCCAGATCTGTTGCAGGTTCTGCTTGCCGGGATTTTCATTCAAGTCCACACAGAAGCGCTGGGGAAAGAGAATCGCTTCGGGGCGGAAAAGATCTTGATCGGGCTCACGCTTAAGCGCGCTCTCTACCAGAATTTTCCAATCCTGGCGACCGTGTTTAGCTTGACCTTCGAGAATCGGCGCATAGAAGCAATCGTAGGAATAGAGGGTGCCGATTACATCACGGTATCCGCCCGGGTTCAATAGTGGCAGCGTAGATGACCACTGCCGCGTCGTCTCGCGATTTAAGACTGCGGTAATCGAATTCTTTTCATGCACCACATCGTCAAACTTCTGTACATCGAAGTGCGCACCGGCTCGAGTAGATTTCAACGTCGTAATCGACAAGCTCGGTTCCCTGCGGATCTGGCCGCGACAGGGAAGAGTGAACGAGCCCTTCTGCCCGAACTCAGAGAGATGCGCCTGGGGCACCCACTGGGGATACATCTCGCGAAAGTCGCCATTCATGAGGAAGTGCTGCTTAATCTCATCCACCATGCGAGCGGTCAGCGGCTCGGTGCCACTGAAGAGTGCAATGGTGATGTCAGGGAAAGCGAGCATCCACTGAATGATGTCGCACAGATCAATGGTGGTTTTGAAATGGCCGCGGGGCGCGAGCAGTAAGCGATTCTTCGTGGAGTCCTGCAACAGCCAGGGCTTACGCGGATTCTTTTTGATGAAGAACTGGCAGAGCGGTTTGTGCAAGCCCTCGACTAAATCCGGATAAACACGCTTCAGAACGGTGGAAGCCAGAAACCAGAGATCGCGTTTGCCGCGCTCGCCCGCGGCGGAGCAAGCATAAGCCGGTGCCCACAGGCCGCGAGTGTGGCCTCGCGGTTGTTGTATGGGCGTGGCCCAGGGCTTCTTCTTGCCACCTGCGCCAGGTTTGCGCTTGCGCGGTTTCCCCAGCCAGTTGTATTTGCTGCGATCTAGGAGGTCTTCCTTACTCGGCGCGCCATCACGCGAGTAAAGATCATCGATCAGCAACCCTATCGTGCCCTTCGCGAGATCGGCTGAGTCCACTTCGATAGTTTTCCGATAGATCCTTGCCGGTTTCGTTGGTCATCTGGGCGACCGAGTTCTGCCAGCCCGACCCACCGGCACCATAAAACGAGGCCGGGTTATCGATGCCGGGACTCTCCTCAAACATCTGGCGCTTGGTGCGTTCGACAATTTCCGATTCCCGCGAGGGAGTAGAGTTCGGCGGGATCGAAGGGAAAATATGCGTCTTGTTACCTGGGGCTACAGTTGCCATGATTTCACCTCAAGAGACTACGGGTTTAGCCACACCGGGAATTGCACCCGGCGAAGGCGAATGTGAAGGGCCGCGGGTTGCTTTGGCGTAAGCGGGTGGCGTGGGCGTGCCTCGAACCTTCCCTGACGAGACAGGAAAAACCGTCTTCGAACGGCTTAGCTGTTCGGAAGGGCGACCCGCTTCCGCCAAAGATTTATCGACGCTCGACCACGGTTTCTCGAGACTTAACTTCTCGACATGAGGATGCATGTAAGAAGAGTTCTCGCGGCCCGCGGGATGCGCCGAAGGTTTCTTGTAAGACTCGTTTAGCTCGTGCCCATCGGTAAAGGTCATGCGACCTGCGCCGGGAACTTGTTTCGAATTCATAACTACCTCTCACGGTATTGGTGGCAGAACTTGCAATTCGGATCGTACACCGAGCGATGGCGAGCAAGATGGTAGAGACGCTCAGCATCATCCTCATAAACAGGGACCGTATTGCCCCACTCATCGTCGTCCGCTTCATACACGTTAATCTCGTTGCCGTCTGCATCCTTCTCGGTGCCTACAAAGCGACGGCGCTTCAACCCGCGGATGTTACCACGATCCCACTGAGCAAATTCCTCGTCGCTCATATCTCACCACGATCTAATCCATCCGCCCACTCCGCCGCCCATCCACATCTGCTGTCCCGGGCCAATGTCTTTCCCCGGCTCGCCTTGGTCCCAGCCCCATTCCGGCTCAGGGAAAATGTTAGCTGTCTCGCCCAGTGCTTTGGTTGCGGCGTTGCCCTCGGCGAGCGCGAGGCCGAGTATCCAGGGAATATTAATCGAGCCTTCGCTCGCCAGTTCCGCGGTGCCGTTCTCCAGCTCGAGATACCACGAGTAGCTACCGGCGAGCGCGGCCTGCATCAGGTCAGCGCCTTGGCTACCAGAGAAACTCACTTCGTCGCCTTGGTTCTACGGCAGAACCACCAATTGACAATCGCCACTACCAAACCACCGAGCGCGCCGTCTAATGCATCATTCCAACTCCAAATCATCATGCTCTCTCCCAGAACTGCAAAGTCACAATTTTGCCGTCAGGCATCAGCTGATAGAGTTCGTGACACAACGCACAGAGCACATACCAGCCTGGATCACCTTCAGTCCACTTCTTGATCCACCAGTGCTTGCCACCACAGAGCCCACAAATGAAATCGTTCTGGCTCATCTTCCCGGGACTCCTCCAGTCGTCACCACCAGCGGTGCGCCTTCGCTCGCAGGCTGGCGTGCTGGGCCAGCTGGTACAACAGTCTTTCCCGGCGTGCCAGTCACTCTGCGCCCGCCTACTTTCATAGGGCGATGTCCTTCATTACCGCCCCCGGGCGTGCGATAGATCGAGCCGGGCAAAGACTGCTGCAGCATCGAAGCGGTGGAAGTGCCCAGATAGCCCGGGTTTGAATGGAAGTTGTTGGGATCGGGCAGCGGATCGTCTGCATGGTTAAATGGTGCAGCGGGATTCGGACAATTGTCCTGATAGGGAGTTCCCCAGCGTTCGTGCTCGCCGTCGTTCTCCAGCTCGACGTCGCGATAACTGTTGACGTCCGCGCCTTCACTCCAACTCTGCGCCCGCACAAACCAGAAACGATTCTGATCGCTGGCTGCCGAGCCCTGCCCAAAATTCCGCCGCGGATAATCATCGGCTAGCTGCTGATAGGCTTCTCTTCGCTTTGGCTTGATGTCCATCGGTCAATCTCCTCGCTTTGCTTTTCGGTAGCGATATGCCAATCAATGTCAAACGTCTCTTTCAACTTCTGGCCCAGTAATTCCACCACGATAAAAGCTTCCTCCGGAGTAGGACAATTGTCTTCCAGAAAGTTCCACATGATTCTTCCTAGCCGGTTCCACTCCTTAATTTTCCCCTCTTGAAACGTACACTTGAGAACTCTCTTCGCTGGTGCTCCCTTTCTCGATGGCAGTTCGCACACACTAACTCGCACTTCGCTATCTCCCATCGCAACTCCTCTTCACTGAGAGCACGCGCTTCCTTCTCATGCCCGATGGTGATGCGTTTGGTTCCCGGCTCATGATCAAAATCCATTACCCACCAAGGATAAAAAATCGGCCGGCCTTGGCGCTCGCTGCAGTCTACGCAAGGATGCGTGCGCTTCCACTCTCTGATGAATTCTCGTGCTCTGCGATTTGTCCATTTCACACTTCTTCCGCTTCGTAAGCGCGACGATCAATCCGGTAACGACTCTGAGCCTGCAACTGAGGATCGGCTTGTTTCTTGAACCACTGTTTCAGCCGTAGCGTACAAGGCTTACAAAGTACCGCCCAATGCGGATCAGGTTCGCCTTTACCATTACGTTCAAAGAAAACCGCGGGGGCGCGTTTGGGATTGAATTGAAAGACTCGCCGACAAACCTCGCATTGACCGATGACAACCGAGTATGGCAATTTACTTTCCCTTCTTCGGTATCTTCGCTCCACTGCGCCTCGCGGTATCGAGCGCGGCGGCCACGGCTTGCTTCTGGGGATAGCCGCTCTCTTTCATCTCACGAATGTTGTGGCTCACCGTCGCTTTGCTCTTTCCTTTCTTCAGCGGCATGGGCAATCTCCATTGTGCTTCTGTCCTCAAACCCCGCGTCAAATCCTACCTTCCATCCCACGCGATAACAGAATCGAAGCTGCTCTTCTAGAAACATCATGTCAAAACCATGAGTCGCCAATCGAGAAGTGATGGTTTCTACCAGCTGATCGAGAGCAATCTCAGCTGTCATTTCTCCATCCCGGCATCGCGTAGCCACTCACTACGTCTCCTGCGCCATTCCCGTTGATCTCCGCGGTTGTATGGTTCATCACGCAGCAGCTCGGCAGCCCGCTTGATCAGATCCTGCAATCTACCCAGCACGCTATCGGTTTCGCTGAGCGCGATTCTGAGCATGTCTTCCTTCACACCACCACCAGTTTCCCGTCTTTGGTTTCACAGACCGGCTTCCAGATCTTGCCAAACTTTACTGCCTTGGTGCCATCGGGAAAGCTGCGCGGCAGGGAGATCGCATCCCAGTCGTGACTCGTATTCAACTTGGTCCCGCTATAGAAAATGCGTGACGCCCTTTGTTCACACATCTTGTCGAAACGGAGATTAGCTTCCAGATTCTTGATTGCCTGCCGGTCGTAATAGATGGTCATCAACGGACCAAGTTCCGGCAGCAGCTCCTCGGAAGTAAGGAGCGATGCTTCCGTGTAGGAAACGAAATCCGCGTACTGGGTAATCGTGGCATTGAGCGGAATGGAATGGACTGGCTTACGCTTGAGCCAGGAAAGAAACTCGGACCAGAAGCCCGCTTGCGCCATCGTGGCCGCAGTAACTCCCGCTGCGCCCGCACACAACCGAAGGAAGTTGCGCCGGTCCATGCCCGCGAGTATACTCCCGCGCTGTTACGAATTCGAAAATTCAGAACGAGCTTCCCGGCGAATCACGGTTGCCAACTTTTCTCCGTGTCCATCCATCAGAGCAATCTGAGGTCAGCGAAAACGCGAACATGCTGAGCGGAAACGCAAACCATTGGAGGTCACCCCAGCTATAACAATATTGTTATAGGCATGTGGAACAGGCGCGCCGAAGAAACTCTTTCGATCAACTTTCGCCGCGAAATTTTCTTCGCCTAAGTTGTCGTATCTCCGACAGTGCTGGCAGTGCTACACTCTCCTTGGTTGAACTTCCACATGCTCTGGTGGATTTCTCCTGTACCGCTGCGCGTTCGTGTTCCCACTCACGCTTAACGGACGCGCAGCCCTTTCCGAAGCGCCGGGATAGGAGGGCAGGCATATAAGCACGCACTCGGCCTAACGTCTTCTGTCAGTTAGTTGACGCGCCTGCCACATCAAAATGATCGACGAACGCTTCATCAAGGGCGAGCCCCACACCGGCTTCGAAAAAGCCGGAACCCTCGGTGAGTTCGAATGTGGTAACTGCTCGTTCATGCAGAATGACGGCGGCTGCGATCATCCGATGATGATGAAGTACTCCACCCAACCGCGCCTGGAGAACGGTCGCGTGATCGTGCAGCCGGAGGATTGCTGCGAGTACGTTGACCGCGTAGGCAAACCGGATCTCGACGTCAACGAAGCGCTTGACGCGCTGGCCTTCCCGGGTAGAATGTTCCGCAGGTAGTCTCAAGACGATAGTGGTGTAGCAGAGCCGGATACCCCGGACACTCATCGGCTGGGTTGGGGTTCCCGGCTCTTCTCGTTGACACCCTGTTCCACATGGAACTACAATCCCCCGCGAGTCTTACCTCGACACTGGTACACGTACAAACCAGAAAAGCCCCGCGGATCTGCCATCGGTCCCCGGGGCTTTCTGATTCTTGACCTATCCTTTATATAGCGTTAAATTGGCGCCAGCATGAATGACGAAGTGAAGTTCTCCATCGTGGATGCTGCCGAGCTGCATCATCCCTCACCACCGGAACTGGAAGAGTGGAGGACCATCACACGGAATCTGACCCAGATCCCACCCGGCAAAGCGCTTTGCCTCGAACTCAACAGAGTCCAATTCCCCAGGAAGGGAAACATCGAAACCTTTCTCCATCACCTGCGAGGCTGGATGCGCAGATACCATCCAGAGTTTAAAGTGGCACTGCGGAATCGCAACGGTCATTCCCTGGTCTTCGTGATCAACCTCGCGAAACCCCAGTAAATACGGTGGCCCAAGCAGGGGATAATGCTGGATACCGTCTACGCCTGCTTATTAGTGGGGACCAGAGCCATCGGAATATACGGCCCCTCCGCGCACATCACCCCCACGACGGGCAATCCCCCCCCGGGGTGTAACATTGTTACCACCCGCTCTCGTAAGTTATTGAAAATCCGTGAGTTATGATGTTACAGCATGTTGCATTGGGTAACAGCGCTGAGCGCAGCCCGCGGACACGGCCACGTCAAACGGACACAATCGAGTTACACGCGATCAGTAACACGCGCAAGTGCTTGATTTTGAGTGAATTGCGAGCGCTTTACATATACTCCCTTATCGGACGCTAGGTGCGCGCCCTGCACAAATTCGTGCGTTTAGCACGGACTCATTCCGATAAACGGGTTTGATTGTTTTCGCGTGTTACATCGAATGTGACAGCAACCTGGCGCGCATTTTCCTGCTCAAGGTATGCCTGCAATTGGAGAATCGCAGGGATTTGCGGTGCGAGCGCTCGCCCACAAAAGCAAACCAGCCCGTGCTTGATAAGCAACTGAGCGCCTAATTGGACGTTGGTTTCTGGCGCGAGCAGTTCGTTGGGCAAACCCGTGAAACCTGCCTCTCTAGCTTGCGACAAATCGATTTGAAGCAAACCATAGCGATTGCCTGTAACTTCGTTGGGATTGCCTCTGCTGGCGAAGTACATGATGGCGATCAATAGCGAGCGCAGTTCTGGCGCTTCTGCCTGAACCAATTCGACAATTTCATGGCGTGAATACAGCACAAGAAATTATCTCACTTTGTGCTTGACTAATCGTGCGCACGATATTAATGTGTTCATAGCGTAACCAACGCTATCGAGAAATCCCAATGAAACGTGATTCGAAACCTGCCAATTACCGCACACTGTTAACCTGCGAAAACGCGAAAACATCTAAAGGCGAAAAAATTGGTTCGGGATACCGGACTGGAATTATGTACCTTGCACCGCATTTTCTCAGCGGTGTTCTCAATCTCTGCTTGTTTGCCAGTCCGGGCTGCATCTTCAGTTGCCTGAACACCGCGGGCCGCGGTGGTTTCACGAAAATTCAATTAGTGCGCATCGCGAAAACTTTGTTCTACGCGAAGTGTCGCGAAGCTTTCCTGAATTCGCTGCGATTCGATATTCGCCGCTTGATTCGACAGGCCGCACGTCTTGGGATGACTCCCGTGGTGCGCGTCAATGGCACAAGCGACATCTGGAAACTGGCTGCACAAATGGCCCGCGAATTTCCGCAAATTCAATTCTACGATTACACGAAGCTTCCGAAACCTTGGCAGCGAATTCTCCCGAACTACCATTTGACGTTTTCCCGTTCGGAGAAAAACGAAAGCGACTGCTACGATGCACTCAATCACGGAGTCAATGTCGCGGTGGTATTCGACACTAAACGCAAGCAGCCCCTGCCTGCGCAATATCTCGGACGTCCGGTAGTCGACGGCGATCTACACGATTTGCGTTTTTTGGATGGATACCGTGGTGTGATTATCGGGCTGCGCGCTAAGGGCAAAGCGAAAAAAGACAAATTCTCAGGTTTCGTAGTTTCCGGAACCACCTTGCAGCCATTGACTGCAGAGCAGTCCTGAGCGCCTATCGAGCGCTCTGGCGGCCTGCTAGAGCGCTCTATTAGACGTTTAGCAGTCGCATTGACAAATCGAGCGCATAAACTCTAAGCTTCTATCGAGCGCACGAATTCGAGCGCTCTATAGCGAATTGGAGGATATCGTCTTGGATCAAATCGATAGAGCAGTTGCGCGTGTCAATTACCGGAGACGTATGCGGCGAATTGATCGCACCGATGTTTTAAATGCCCTGCGCGATGCGTTGGAGACGTCTGTAGGCTACTTGAGCGGTGGCACCGTAGCTAACGCCTACGACTATCCTGCCACGTGTGCAGCGGTGGCTGCAGTACGCGCATCGGATGGCACGGTAGCGATCAAAACAGGTTCGCATAATGCCCACCGCGAATCTTCACCTGTAACGTGGTTCGGGCCGCGGTCTAGTCGCACTGCTCACCTGCTTGAATGGGCCGCACGTCAGAATGCGGAAACCCTGAAACAGGGCAACTGGATTGTGCTTTCGAGTGCAGAGGTAACAGCGCTGCTCGAGAGTGTGACAGTAACATCGCCGGAAATCGAGGCGGAAACGGGTGCGCCAAAAAATTGATGCGCGACTGTATACAGTCTTTCCTACGCATGTTGGGATTTCTCAGCGTAGGGAGCGTGCGGTTGGTAACCGCCAGCGGGGTACGCAAGCCCCGCATCTTAGGGCGCGCGCGTGAGCGCCGGAAGCGAGACGGGCACAATCGATGAAAAATAAAGCAGCAGTTGCGTTAGCAAACAAGCGCTGGGCGCGCATTCCCCCAGATGAGCGCGCCCAGTACGTCCCCCGTAACGGCGGGCGCAAGCGCAGATATCCGCCATGCGAGCGCTATAACAATCACGCGCATCGTTTCACAAAGAATCGCTGCGCCTGCGGTTACACGCGATAATCAGCCCCAAGCCTAACAGGCCGGTGCCCATTAAGCCGAGCGTAGCAGGTTCCGGAATAACAGCCGATTGAACCAGCGCTTGCGTAGAAAAAGCACCGGCTTTTGTTTTGATAACCACCGCGGCCCCATTCATCATGCGCGCATTTACGATATCAATACCTTTCGAAAACGTAACACTGCCACTCGAGAACGTGTGGTCAAAGATCGAGTTGCCATGCGTACCATCGATATCGAGCGAGCCCCCGTGGAAACACAAGCCGGACGCGCATTTGAAGAGCACACCTGTCATCAGATCAATCGAGCCCAGCATTCCCGTTTGATTTTTGTGTGTAGTCAAATCGTCAATCTGCAACAGCGCGTCTGTTACAGACCACGTGTGACCGGGCTTGAGTGCGCCCATGACGTGAGCGGTCCCCGCGGCCAACGTGCCTGCACCTTGATAATCGATGCTGTCGCCCGCGGCCAACGTGGAAAGCAGAATCACTACCAGCCAGACCCATCGCATAAACTCACCTCCACGCGAATTCTAACTGTTCATCCTGTGGATCATCGCGCTTTGCTTTGCGGGCGCGGATTTCCGCTTCGCCGCGAGCAATACAGTCGAGGCACGGACCTCTGCGCCCCTGGTCGCGGTCACGGTCGATACGATGCATGGTGAACTTCGAACACTTGCGACACCAGAGCCGTGCTTCCACTGTGTTTTTCGTGAAGTGTTCGGTCATAACATCCCTACTGCGCGCATTGCATCTTCCGGACAATAGACGGTGATCACCTGCCCGCGCCAGGTTGCGTGCCATTTACTTTCCAGCTCGGTGAGCCGCTGCCTCGAGGGTTTCTGTGTGCCATCCTTGCATTCGAGCAAGATATTTTTCCCGCGGAACCCCACCAACAAATCGGGACAACCGCATCCGATGTCTGCGATGGATTGCACCGTGGCCCCACCTTGACGCAGAGCGCTGCGAATCTCTTCGTGATTGGCATCGATGCGTCCGCGAGTTCTCAATTCAATTTCCTACACAGTCCCGCGAGGATCGGCGTAACCAGTGTGCGCGCATGATCCATCGCCAAAGAAAAGGCCGCACCTTTGCCCCAGCATTTTTCTGCGCTCTGGGGAATCAACGCGTGCTCGAGTTTGTCGCCCAGCTCCTCGAGGTGAATAGTCATCTGCCGCACTTCCGAATCGTTGCGTGCGATGGCGCAGATCGCGGCCAGAACCATAAGCATGGCTTTCGATTTTTTCTTGCCTTTGGTTTCCGCAATCACTACTTCCGCTTTCTTAGCATTAGCGATAATCATCACCGACAACTCATCCACCGAGGGGCGCAGCGTGCCATCGAGCGCGCACATCGCCCGCGCAATCGAGTTCTCGAGCGGCGAATGCTTGCGCTCGGTTTGACGCGTAGCTAAATCCCTAGAGGATTGTGGCCGCCCGCGATCAATCAGATTCGCGATTCTGCGCGGATTCCCGCGGGAGACGCGCATATACACCGAGACATCAGCCATAACGACTGCCCAGAGCCGAGTCTGGCCGGTGAGAATGTCGCCTTTCTCATCCAGAATAATTCCTTGCGCATGTAATTCCCATTTACCGGCGCGCATGATCTTTGCGTACTCTTCGGCTTTACGCCAATTGATGGGACGATTGTGATGATTGTGCTTGAGATATTCATTCGCAATATCGGGTGTAATCAGTTCAGTCGAATCTGTGATTAGCGGCAAATTCGCACCAATACGCACTGCATCGCTGGTTTCAAGCGCACGTCTCATCGCTTTGTTTCCACTCATCGGCTCTGCTCCTTGTAGGCTAAACGGATAATGGTGTCGCTTAACGCATCAAGGGTTCCATCGGCCTTGAGCGCCTTCAACTGTTCGCACAGTCCGATAAATCTTTGCAATCTCTGCATCTCTTCTTCGTAATGCGACTCGAGGAAAAACTGTGAAACCTCGCGCAAGGCTTCCATCGTTGCCTCTGTCTCTCGCGTGATACTCATGCGCAGCGAGCGTAGATGATTGACCTGATCGGTGAGAATCGGCAGAGTCACATCGCTCATCTTGGAAATTTGCGCAGCCGTCTCCCGAATCTGCTGTTTAGACTTTTCCAGCTCCTTGTTTGCTAACTCGAGTAACTGCCCTGCGTCCTCCATGTATGCTCCTGTACACAAAATACTTGCCCTTACGCTACATTTCACAAATGTCGTTGAGCCCTGGGTTCCTCCCATCTTCAATTCCGAGTCCATTACCTTATTAGCTAACCTGTGGCAGCAACTATCCCGCCCAATGAGCTTTTCTATCGCGTGACATTCGCGCTCATTCATTGCCTTACCCCGCCTCGCCTTACCCAGCCGCACCAGCCTGACCGAACCATGCCGGACCTTGCCTGACCCAACCACACCCGGCGTTGCCCGACTTGACCCTGCCTCGCCTCACCTCGCATCGCTGCACTATGCCGAACCAGACCCGACCCAGCCTCGCCATACCTCGCCCCGCCGAACCTCGCATTACCATGCCTCGCCCGACCTGACTCTACCCAACTCTGCCGCACCCGGCCTTACCGAACCGTGCTGCACCAGACCCGACCCCGCATTGCCGCGCTCCGCCCAGCACCACCAAACCCAACCAAACCAAACCCCGCCCCACCTCGCCCAGCCCGACCGCACCGCACTATGACGATTGCCAGGAAACTACGCGGAAGGTGCCGAATGGCCCGCGTTTTTCCGGTCTGAAATCTCCTACACCAATGGATCGACCGGCTTCTTCGAGCAACTGCTGAGCCGTCGATTCATCCAATTGATCGTCGTCCAAATTGATGCGAAACTTAGCTGACCAATCATCAAAGCGCGGTCGGTGACGCATCACCCGGCCCTTAGTCGAGGGGATCGTCACTGGCCGCGAATCCACTTCAAAATTCTTTGCTGGGCCGTCACCATTTAAAATCGTGATGCTGTCGCAATCCATACGCACTGCACTGGGCACCACAAAGCGCAATGTCTTACGCGAGCCGCGCATCTTGTGATTGGCACCGGCATTAGTCATGCACCCAGGTATCGAGAATGCACTGAAATAGTAAGTGCCATCTCCTGCGATGTAAGCATTGCTGGTGGCTTCCACCCGTGGATCTACTCTTTTGACTAACGTTCTGCGGCTCGACGCCTGCTGTTCGCTCTGCTCGGAAAATCTGTGAATCAGCAATGGCGTAATGCCGCGTATTTCGACTTGTATTTGCTTCATACACTTTCCTCCATTTACAAAACGTTCCCAAACCCCGCCCCATCGCTGAATCAGCAATGGCGTAGTGCCACGTATCTCGATTTCTATTTGCTTCATTTAAAAAACCCTGCCAAACCCAACCTCACCCCAACCGACCCAACTTAACCCGACCTCACCTCACCACGCGTTGCACGACCGCGCCCCACCGGACCAAACCCGACCCCACCGCACCCGGCCAGACCAGACCGCGCTATGCCATACAGCACCTTGCCAGACCGAACCCAGGTCCACCCGGCCAGACCCGACTGCACCGCACATGACCCTGCCACGCCGCACCTCACCATACAACGCCATGCCGGACCAAACCCGACCTAGCCGGACTGCGCACCGCTATGCCTTGCACGACCGCACCCCGCCTCACCAAACCCGACCCTAACTCGCCGCACTCCACCCAACCAGACCCGGCCAAGCGTAACCACGCCGAGCCAAACCTTGCCCCACCTCACTGCGCCTGACCCAACCCTGCCCAGCCGAACCGTACAGAACCTAGCCCAGGCTTACCTTACTCGGCCTTACCAAACCGAGCCCCGCCTTACCTAACCACACCGTAAAGCAATTACCCATATCCACACCGCACCGAGATCCAGGCGACCTCACCTAAGTCATCCTGACGCTCGCGTTGGGCATCTCTTGCGAGCATAGCTTCGCGCTTCGCGAACTTATCCCTCCAATAGTCACGGGAGGATTTGGTTAGGGGAACTGCCTCATATTGGGACCGAGGCACACGTTGATTACGCCACGCCCAGCTGGTGGGCTTAACTTCGCGATCAAAGAAACTCTTAGCATCACTGGCACTCATTACATTTCACCCAGTCGTATTTGTCCGTTCCCGGAATTAGATCCGAAGGAACCATTCGACGAACAAGTCCCGTGCCACCACACTTCCGACAAACGGTTTTTGCTCTTATGTCTATTTTGTCTAACTTGTCTATATCCTTATTAGTGGTGCCAGAAATGACCTGACCCGGGGGCGTTTCTGACCTGACCCCCAGGCCATTTTCGCCCTGACCTGGCGCTTGGGTCAGGCCACTTTCGACCCCACTAGTCAGGCCAGTTTTGCCCCCACCTTCCCAGTGGATTTTCCATTTCTTACTGTGGGCGATGGCATAACTATAAGTTTTCCCAGCTGTCTCTCGTTTGCGGACCACATAGCCTTCCCGGGACAGCCGTGAAAGATTACGTTTGGCCGTGGTGACGGACTCGCCCAGCTCGGTAGCGATGCGGGAAATGGTAATAGCAGAGCCATTGAGTACCTTTCCTTCCATTCTGGTTTCGTGGGAAATCAGCCAGAGAAATTCCCAAAGCGAGGGGCCAATACGCTTCAAATGGATGGGAGCGAGTAAGCCTTCGCTCACGTAAAAGCAATGAATGTCAGACACAACTCACCCCGCGGGGGAAACGGTTTCGAGCCAGCTGATAACCTCATTGAATTGTTTCGTGGTCAGTTCTTTGAAACTCTTGCGTTTGTATTCTTCCTCGATATGCCGGTGGAGATCGTCGTTCGATACTCTCTTTTTGCCCGCCACCGCATAGAGCTTTTTTAGCTGCGCCTGCTGCAAACTCGGAACGAGATCGCCCATGAGATCGTTGTCCCCGGGCTGATTCTTCGCCCATGCGATTGCCTTCTCCCAATCCATTTTTTTGATTTCAAGTGCTTGAACATAACCATTCAACGCATCGAGAAAATCTCTGATTTGCTCTGGCGTGCGGCCATGCTCCGCAGCAGTTTCCTCGAATGTTCTGGCTAGACCAGGGGGAATCCGTTCCTGGGGTTCCATTCGCGGGGTTAATTCAGCGAGTTTTTCCTCTTGCTGTTCCAACTGTCTGGCCGGAATAATGGCATCCGGTATCGTCTCTATCTCAGTTTCATCCAAGAACCCCAGACCACAAATCGACAGAGTGAATCGCCGCTTGCTCTTCGTTTCTGCCTTCATCATCGCGTTCGCGAGTTCATCTCCGCGCATCATTTCGCCCGCTTTGGGATGCGGTCCCCATCGACCATTGAAGTCTTTTTGCTTATCGGGGTAATTGGTGCCTACCGCCCCCGTCGCACTATCTTTTCGCTCACCGCTATGGCCTTCCGTAGTAACCATGTACACGCCCAGCTCAGGTTTGAAATCATGCGTCTGCTTGTCGACACTAACGTTCCTTATTTCGCGCAATTGATCGGTGCAGTTTTTAGTTGCATAAAGTTTCATCTTGCCGTTGAGCACGATGTATTCGAAGGGCTGCGTCAGAGGATTTAAACGTAGCGACTCGCAAACGCGGTTGTAATAAGCCAAACGTTGATCGGGTTTGAGCTGCGTCAGATCGCCAGCTAGAAGTACTTTTTCAATTTCTTTGCTTTCCGGTTTTTCTACTTCCATATGTCACTCTTCTTTCGTGGCTGGCCGAACTTCAGCAGCTTGCCGCAACGCGTACAGATTCCAAACTCCTGCAGGCTCACCCAGCTCGGATATCGGTGTCCAAAAAGCCAGCACCATAGTTTCTTCATCGATAGACTTTTGCGATGTACTGCGCGAGGGCGAAAGGAACCATCGACACTCGAGCAACTGCCGCACGGCGCACTGCGGACTCCGAATTCTTCTTCGCGAAATCGGTGTCGTTGATCCACGGAGCGTAGCCTTTGGTTCCCGTGCCGTAAGGCATCAGCGCAGGCACGTCGCCCCAGAGAAAATAACTGCCGTGATGCCATTTAGCCGGACCTACCCACTTCTGCGCCCCGCGGACGTTTTCAACAATCAAGGGAATCAAGTGCCCTGCCGCTTTGCTAGCTTCCCATTGAATGCGAAAGCAAGTATTGAACAGTTGATTGCTCGGCGGCGGCAACGCCCTGGCGCGTGACCACGGCATCATGCGATAGCTGTACTCCTGACAGGGTGGCGAGGCCACGATCACGTTTGCATTCTTGAATTGCGAACCGTGCAAGGTGCGGCAATCTTGAATCACTAGATCCCCGGGATATGTTCCGTTGCCGTAATCGTGGCGCATTGTGTCGAAACCAATCACGCGGTAGCCCTCCGCTAAGAAGCCCGCGGCCCAACCACCCAAGCCGCAGAACAAATCAATGCACAGCGGTTTCTTCATTGATCAATTCCAGCTGATCGTCTGTTTCGTTTTCGTAACCGGATGCTTGATGATCGGGATCGTTATCGGGGACAAACACCGGAGTGATTCCTCTTTCGCTTAGCTCTGTCGCTTCGGTGCTATCTCGTTTCGAGGCCGGCAAAATTTTTTCGATCCGCTTCGGCTTCCAGATCATGAAAATTCCCGGTTGTTTCTCGATGGGATCTTGGCTTATCCAGATTGCTTTCGGGTGTGCCAGCAGCACCCACGTCTTTCCCAATTCGAACTCCCGGGGAATCGCTTTAATGCGACGGCTGATACCGAGTTGAGCTGCCTCGACGCTGAACGAATGCGTGGTGTGATAAAACTTTTCCCCAACCCACAACATTCCGGCCGGAATGCTCGAGGGGAAACACATGGGGCAAATCATCGGAGAATAGTCGGTACACGAGAAGTGAGTCCCCGCCACCAAAGCTTCGACATCCACCCAAGTCCAACCACGGCTCTGTTTGAAACCGTGGCCGCAGGTGGGGCAAACATCCAGGGCAAAAGGCAAGCGATCACAACCCACACCGCCAGGGGGGCTGACTAAATACAAGCCACCGATTTTTCTGAAACCACAACCTCTCCTAGGTTCAACTGCCATCGTCTTCCTCCTTTGCTTCACACTCTTCGCACAGAAAAATCTGGTCTGTGTATCCGGTTTCTTCCTCCATCGGTCCTTCGTAAATTGCGCACATCTTGTGCTCGCCGCATTCATCACAATCCTCGAACCGCGGCGGGCGCTGAATGTAGCTTTTCAGTCGACGATTTCCCACACGATTACAGGTCTTCCGCGAGAATTGAGTACACGCTGTCCACTGTCACGAATAAATCCCAACCGCTCTAGTTCCTTTCGGCGAGTCATTAAAGTGCTGTAAGCGTAGCGGCGACTCGTATAACAGGAGTCCTCGCCAAATGCGTTCCGCATCTCTTCATCTGTCGAACGCCTTACCCTGCGAAAGTACGCCAGCACCTTCGCTTGCAGCTGATTCAATTCTTCGGGAGAAAATGAATCTGCCGCTTGCCAACTGGTATCGGGATCGTTGCGTCGAGCTACGGCCCGCGGTTGGCGACGACGCCGCGGTATAGGCGCGTCCATAAAAGGGAAAGATTCCTGATCGTTCATTGAGCCTACTGAGAGTCAGTGGATTGTTGGACAGACTCAGTAACCTGCTCACCTGGGGTTTGCTTTTCAGGCTGCGAGGATAAAACCTCGAACGCATATCGGTCAGCCGCGGCGAGCAAAAACGTGTTCAGCGACCACCGGCATAACTTTGCAGCCTTTTTGAATTTCGAAAGTTGCGCTGCACTTTGGTAGCGCACATTTACCACCGGACCTTTGGAAGCCATAATGGCGCTAACTTAGGGTTGAATTAACTTGAGGTCAAGCGGATTTCAAAACAGATCTACCAGTGATTAAAAGCCAAGAAACTGTGCGTAAACTGTGCGTGACAGCTTCCTCCACGAACCAACGGGAACCTTCGCGAACCAACGCTAAGTTTTGCTAAGTACTTGTAACTACAGGATGGTGGGTAAGTTACAAAAAGGCGGCATCGGTTCCGAAGTCTGATGCTCGGATCGATGCCACCTGCGTAGCGGTTAGTTGTAATTGATTGAATCGGAAGGATTTGGGGCAGGCTGACGAGAATCCACAGGTGCCCGATTTTGGTGCAATTCGGACGGAATGTGCGTGAACTGTGCGTTTTCCGCTTTTGCGGCGTCGATCTTACGCACGGCCTCGCGCAGATCCTTCTGCGAGACGATATCGTAGCGCAGGTAGACCGACTCGGTTTTGTGGCCGGAGATGCCTCGCGCCGTCGAACGGTTCACGCCAGCCCGCTCCATGTTGCGCACGGCAGAACGCCGGTTGTCGTGACGCAGAATGTCGTCGCGGACACCGGCAGCACGCAGCAGATTGTCCCAGGTGGCGCGGAACCACTTCACCTGCTCACCAGTTTTCTCCCAGGTGAATACCCAGTCGTTCCGGCTCTTACCGGCGCAGCACGCGACCATCAAGTTGTAGACTTCCTGCGTCATCGGCACCGTGCGACGATCCTTGTTTTTGGTCTTGTTGGTGTGGATTTCGCGGGCCGCCAGATCAATGTTACGCACCTGCAAGCCGTCCGCGAAACCGATGCGCCAGTTGCCCACCAGCTCACCGCACCGCATCCCCAAGTATGCGCAGGCGAGAAAGGTGCGCAGCCACAGGGGCTTGGCGTGAGCGGCGAGCTTGTCATAGTCCTCGTACTCGACGAATCCCTGACGAGGTTCCGATTCCTCCAGCATGGGGAAGTGCGGAATCATCTGGATCTGGATCAGTTTCCCTTGCTCTGCCAAATGGTAACCTCGCCGCAGCGCAGCGAGGTCGCGATTGATTGTGGCATTCGATCTTCCATGAGGATTCTTGTCAGTCCTCTGGTACTTGAGGATGTACTTGTTCAGCCGTTCCGTGGTCAGTGCGAGGGCGCGCATCCCGGCGAATTCTTTCTTCAACCGTCCCGGTGCAGGCATCGGCTCGCCGGGTTTCGGCTGCCGCTGCCAGCGCGCTTCGGTGTCGTGCAGTGAAGGCATATTGTTCATGCGGTAGTCGTCGATGACCAGCTGGTAGATCTCATCGATGGTGAGTTTGCGATCCGAGGGTTCGATGAAGTTGCCGGTGGCGACTTCGCCCAGGCGTTTGTTGAGAAGTTTAGTGGCGAGACGTTCGTCGTTGGTGCCGGAAGGCTCACGCTTCTCCACACCGTTGACGTAATAGCTGATCCACAGAGTCTTACCGCGTGGATAGACTCTGCCCATACCGCGTGGTCGCTGTTTCATCGTCGTTCCCCCTCGTCAAGGTTGTAACGGTCGATCAGCGCTTGCAACTTCCGGTCTACGGTGGGTAGCTCTTGCCCAGGATGTTTTTTCTCCCACCGTGCTAGTGCTGCTCGCCTCGCGGCCTCACTCCGCTGCTCTGGTGTCAGGCGCTTGGCGGTTGTCGACCCACCTTTTCTTCCAAGGAGAGCCGCTGCCTTACTGCGCTCACTTTTTATAGTCATACTACTATTATATGCGCAGCGTTGCGCATTAGCAAGCCTCTTTGCGCCGGTCAATCCAGGCATCCAAATCGTTAAGATCGACGAGCCAAGGGGCATTTTCGCTAGGCTTGATCACTGGCAATTCGCCACGCTGGATCATGGCGCGCAACGTCCAGATGGAAATCGAGAGGTATTCGGCGGCAGGTTTTAATCGAAGTAAGCGACGGCATCTTCCATCAGCGGATTTCGAGCGAAGTTTTCCCAGGTCTTCGGATGGGGCAGTCACGGAGACACCTCACTAATGTTACGTTACCGGGGGCTTAAACCAGAGCTTAAGTAGACCTTAATGGACGATAAAATTCTTTTCAGAAAGCAGCTTTCTACTTTAGCGCTGTTTTAGTGGCTGGAGAATGGAAGGTACATACTTCAAGCCCGGGGGAGATGTCAACGGGGCTTTACATAACTTTACACTAACAAAGGACTTAGCGCTAAGGGTAACATAAAAAAAATTTGACCTTATCGTCAAGTCTAAATACAATCTTTTACAGAATTTTAACTTAGCGCCACTTTAAAATTCGGCCCTCGGCCCTCGGCCCTCAATTGCTTTAGGGAGTCCCCCAACCTTTTATTGAGAAGAGCAGAAGAGGGAAGTTATGGACGCAAAAGAAATGGGCCGCCGTGGCGGAAACGAGCGAGCGAAGCGACTGACTCCAGAGCGGCGACTCGAGATTGCAAAGCAGGGTGGGCAAGCATCAAAAGCAGCCCGCAAGAAAAAACAACAACGCCCTAAACCAAAAAACCACACAATCTCTGGAGGGAAATGAATACGAGGAGAATATGAATGACTACCAAAGCAAACGTCGTATCGATGAGACGGCCCTCTACGTTTTTGCACGATGTGAGCAGTTCATCGAAGACTATGCGCGCAGCACGCAAATACCTGCGCATGTCCTTGCCATCCGGGTGGGAGAGTTATTTTATGCCCAGACACGCGGGCAGATTCTGGGGGTTGCAAATCACATGTCCCCACTGCCAGCAGAGGCCGCCACGGGAGACAGTATCACCGCACGGGCGATGGAGGTGGCTCTGCGTCCATATAGCGGAGCACAAATAAGGCGCGGCCCGGGCCGCCCATCAAAACAATCCTTGGGTGGAACCTACAACGGCACGCATTGGACGCAGCAACCACAAAATCGCCAGCGAATAACGGCCATAGGCCGCGCCAATATTGCTCAGGCACAGAAGCGGCGTTGGGCTAAACATCATAAGGAGAAGTCGCAAAGAGAGAAGTCGTATTCGACGCCGATGCAAAAGTTTTGGGCCACGATGACTGCGGAAGAACGCAGTAAGGAAATCATTCGACGCCAACAGGTGGCGAAAACAAACAGAGAAGTAAAAAAGAAAGCCGAGACTCGTCAACGTGACGCGGAGCGACATCGACAGCGGCGTGCAGAAGCAAAAACACAGTCACAAAATGGTCGCACCGCAACCGCATAAAACGCCCCTGCGGTCGAAAGGCCGCAGGCTATTTTCTTTGGGAGAAGAACATGGGGATCTCAGATCAGGTTGCATTGGGAATCGTGAAAGCTATATGGGTGTGCGTTGTTCTTTATTTTGGCTACCGTTTTCTGCGCATCGTAGGAAAAGCAATTTGGCAGGAGTTGACAAAACGGCCACAGTTTCAGGAGCTGAACGAAGCACTAAGAAAATTGAAAAATACGATCAGTCAGGAGCGGCCTGAATAACTCCCTTTGCTCCCTTTAAAACTTTTCCCGCAGCCGTTCCCATAATGTAGCTTCCCACAGTCATTTTCAATCCCTCCCAGAGAACTTTCGCCATCACGGGATGAGCTGCGGCCCATTCGTTGAAACCGACTACGCCTCGAGTCAAGGCCGGAATTAACGCTCGCGTTCCTGCGCTCAACCCAGCTGCAAGTTCAGTTGGAACTACCACCCCGGCTGCACCCATGCCCACTGCTGCAGCACCTGTTTCGCCTACTTTTCTAGCAATATCTCGTGGCTGCATCTCACGCTGAATCGCTTCCTGTTGCTGTTGTGGAGTCAGCGAACGATGGTAAGCGAGCGCTCTTTGCACGGTATCCAAATAGTTCTCGTTTTCTTTCGGCACGATCACCACATTGCCTACATCATTCACACCTTGCCCGGTTCGCTGCTGTCGTTCCGTTGCAGTTTCGTCCGTGTGCATAGCTAGTTCTGGATCGCTAGTTAATTGATTAAGCACATCGAGCGACGTTCCTGTTCCTGCAGGTGGCGCACCTGGCGCACTTGGCGCACCAGCCGCGGGCGCGGCTTGCGCAGGTGGTGGCTGTTGCTGTTGCTGCGGCGGCGGCTGCCCCTGCTGATCCAGCTGATTCAAAACATCCAGACTGGTTTGTGGCGCTTGCGGCATTTATCTCCATCCTGCAGCTTGCATCTCTTGATAGGCGAGTTGATTGTTTCCCCGGGCCACATCTCTATAAATGGAAGCGGTCAATGGATCTGCTACTTGCCCCTGCCGTGAAGGCTTCGGCAAAAAATCCACCGGCAATCCTTCACGCAAAGATTCCTGAGCTGCCCGCAGATAAGCATCGTGTACGACTCCGGTTGCAACCCTGGTGTAATCAGAGATCTGTTTCGGCGTTACCGGCCCGCCGCCCGCTACAAGCTTTTGCCACTTGGCTTTCAGATCTTCGATGACACCGCGTGCTTGCTCGTGCTCCTCGAGCACGGGATAACTCATGCGTGCCATTCCCTTCAGCGGTTGCATACTGATGGCTACCGCATTCAGCATAGCCGTGACGCGTTCCGCACCCGTCTGTTTGGGATCAGTATTGATACGTTGAAATTCATCAACGGTTGTCTGTAACTTGTCGAGCTGTTCGACGTAATCCTTGGTGAACGTCTTTTCCTTAGCATCACGTTGCTGCACGGTCATCGGCGCGCCACCGGGATTTACGAAAACTGGCTGTCCAAAGGACTGACCTTCAGGAACTGGCCCCTTGAGCTGCAGCATTAACGCGAATTGTCGGTCGCGTTCTGACTCTCTTGCAGCTTCAGTCTTTTCTCGAAAAGCTTCAGTTTTAGCTCGAAACTCTTCGGTCGCCTGTTCTTTCGCTGCCGCAAATTTTAGCTGCGCAATACCCTTTGCCTGAGTGAATTCGTTAGCCCTCGTCGTTGTTAACAAGCGCGCTTCTGCCTCGTTTGTGCCTGCAGGAATATCGATAGGCTCGTCTTTGATTCCCAAATCCGCGTCGCCTTTGAGAACATAATGAAAAGGCGCTTGCAGTGTGCCTTTTGGATAGCTTTCATAAATACCGTACTCGGTAGGATTAGCCTGATCGTCCCATTTGGTTGGATAGTATCCAAAGTTCAAAAATTTATCTTTGTTCTTCGCCATCAATTCTTGAGTTCGCGCTTGCGCACCCGCCAAATCAGGCGCAGTGGCATCGAGCCTTGCGCGGCCCTCTTCAATCGCTTGTTCTGTATATTTACCTTGCACGCCCATCAAATCCATCTGGTGCTCTTTATTCAATTCGCGCATTCCATGAGCAGCTTGCATGATATTGATTGCAGACTGCGCCATCATTGCCTTTTCCCGAATCGGCTCGATAGCCATCTCCATCTGCATTTTCTGCTGCTCAAGTTGCATTTGCTGTTGCTGCATTCTCATCTGCTGCATCTTCATGGGCATTTCGTATGCCTCACGCGCAGTAGGTGCCATGCCGGAAGCGAGTCCATCGATTAAGACACCCGCGAGGCCGGTGAGCAGCCCCCCATGCCGTTGCGTTACTGCCGAACCCGCAGGTTGTTGTTGCGTACTAGGCAATTGATTGAGCGTACTGAGAAGCTGACCAATACCGGCGAGTGGATCGTATCCGCCGCCAGGTGCAGCAGCGGGCTGCGAGCTATAGGCTATGCTGCCCGGGTCAGCGCCCGGGCCAGCGGGAGCAGCAGCCGCGGCTGGTGCGGGCGCAGCTGATGGTTGCGAAGCGCTCAGTGCGGCTAGCGCTTCGTTGCCTGGATCTGCACCCGTTTCGACATCTTGAGTTAAGCCTGCGAGTTGTGCGAAGCCCCCCATAAATTACCCTCAACTAGAAGCTAGCGTTGGCATCGCTGGAGTATACGAACCTAAAATGTCGGTTGGCATAGGTTGGACTCCCCAACCTCCTGCTTGTGGCGCAAGATTAGTTTCGACTTGGAGAGGATCTTTATGGAAGAGACTTCCTAAGTTTCCTAGAATGCCTCCCCCTCCACCTTGCTGCCCACCGAGAAATCCTTGCGCTCCGCCAAGAACCGCGCCCCAGGGACCACCCTCGAGGCCACCGGCAACAGCGCCTAATGCTCCACGCGCAAGATTCGACCAAAAGCCACCCTGCTGACTCATGGTGTAAGCATTCTGAAATTGATTGTTCAAATTCGAACTTAAGATACCTGCTGCCTGTGGAGCTGCTCCGAGCTGCGGCTCAATCTGTCCCAGCGTGCCCAATGCCCATTGCTGTTGCTGCGCTTTCAGTTGAGCATTCGCAATCTGCTGCTGCTGTAATGCACTGGCTTCTTCGCCTGCTGCACCGGCACCCATACTGGCGGAGATCGCCGCTTCGACTCCGCTACCCAATCCCGCCATGTTCGCGGTTGCAAACTGCTGCTGCAATGCCTGTCGCTGGCTGGTGAGCTGCGTACCAATTGTGCCCACAGTCTGCGCTCTGATGTCTGCCATCGCCTGCGCGCCGAACCCTTGGGGATTCGTTGCCATGTTCTGTAATTGCGGAATCAATACTTTCGTCAGGAGATTCTGCTGCTCACTAAATTGAGTTTGCAGCATGTTCATCAGGAACGAAGATTCCTGCGACGTCATGTTGGCGGCAGTCTTTTCCTGCCCCGAAACCTTCATTTCAACTTCGTAGGTCGCGTAGCCTGGGCCGCCCCAATTCATGTCGTAGTTCATCGCAGGAAATACTCCAGTTCCGTTTTCGAAACAATCGAAGGATCATCCAGCGCAGTTCGTAAAAATCGCGCTACATAATCCGCAGCAGAATCAGGCATCGAATAAACCCGCATCAATCCTGCGAGAGTATTCGTTGGTAAATTTGCACGCGTTCGTCCTGAACATTTTCTTTGCAGATCATAGATAGCAGCGTCATATCCAGAGTGGTAGTGAGCAAAATGACGTAGCTGCTGCTGGCGGCAATGATAGTCACGAAGATAAAGCGGGTTGCGGGCTTGGTATCCCGGTGATTGTGGATCTCGGCTGCCATTGATGCTGATTATCGCATCCGCCAGCGCTTCAAGTCGTAGAACCATCTCCTCCTCCTACCTCGAGATCGCGCAGGCGCATCCGATAAGTTGGCAAATCGACACGGCGGAATCCGTGACATTCCGCAAATTTATTCGTGCATTCATCGGAACCGAGAAAAAAGATTTCTCCATTGCCGCTTACTCCGGTGTAATAGATGAGCGCCTGCGTGAGTTCTTTCATCGCTAAAGCTTTCTGGCTATCGGTAGCCAGCGGATGAAAGGCAATCGCCTCCATCATCGGAACCTGCTGTACTGGCATGAATGCCAAGGTGCCACTCGAATTGAATGCGCACAAGGTAAAGCTATTCCGGAAAGTTAACACCCTCGAGTCCCATGCGGGATTATTTACTGCCCAAGAGAGCAGCTTCTTTACGTCTGCATCGTCACGCATCGGTCGTACAAAAATTTGATTCATAGCGCTCTCAAATTGGAGACTTGAAACGTGCGATGTTTAAAAAACGCTTTGACCTGCGATGCTCCGCCAGACCAGCGCAACTCGTAAAGATGACGAGCAAACGTCGCCTTAGTGTCGGTGTACGCGCCAGTCACGGTTGTCGCACTGGCGGTAGAACTTGTGGTGTTTTCAAAAATCTGCGAGATTTGCAGGTTGTCGCGAAAGATCGCAAACGAAACGAAATCCGGCACGGTCGCGGTAAAGATTGAGATGAAAAACGTAATATGCACTGCAGAGTCCACCTTTAAACTCTGTTGCATATTCGGCACCGGAGTGAATACCGGGGGCGACCCTGCGGGCGGCGGATTGACAACGGGATTAGGGAAGATACCAGCAGGCGTAGGAATTGAAGGAGAAACGAAACGAGTCGCCACGGACGAGCGAATAGTATTCACACTCTCATTCGTCACCGCAATGCTTGGCACATTCCACCCCGGTCTGCGTCCGACATGCGGAGCATTAAACGGGTAGTCGATCTGTGTGAGCTGATCGTAAGTATCGATAGTGCTCAAGATGGGCCGCGGATGAAACACCGGCTGCACACGATTCGACAGGATCTCCACCTCATCAAGAATCATTTGTTCTCCTCTTCAGTAAAGGGCCAAGGAAGTGCATGTTTGTGTTCCACTCGATCCCAAATTTTCTGAGCGTATTCGATGGTTTCGTCAATCAACTTTATCGATTGATTGTTCGGATAAAATTTCTGTATCAGGATCGCAGTCACTTCGTACAACTCGCCTTTCGTTGGAGGTATCAACGCCATAGTTCACCTTCCTTGTATCGGTGGCAGCTGCCCTGGCGCACCCAGTGAACTGCCACCCGTGGTCTGCGTGCCACCGATGCACCAAACAAAAAGCTCATCGGGATTGGGATCGGCGGAGAAATCGATTCGCAAAAAACAGAAATTCACAAGTTCCGGCAGTGGCGCGCTCTTCCATGTGTAACGATTTGCGCCGAAACTAATGGAAGGTGTAGCCGAAAGTTCCGGAGGTTCGCTCGAGCTGATCGCCAAGATTTGATACTGTGACGCGGCAAGCGGAAAGATTTCATTTGCCAGTACACTCACCGTTACCTGACTCGAGGTTGCCGCATTTGCCAACGCGATGTCACGCAATTGTGCCAGCGTTAGAAAGTCCGCGACCGGAATCGGCCCGAAGATCGAGTGGCATGGATAGGGTGTGCCTTCATCAGCAAAAGTAGTCACGTCACGAAAAGTAATCGTACTGCCTACGACTGGACGGCCACGCCAAAACTGAAACACGCCTGGAGTTGTTTCCACCGTACCGATTGCGCCTACGCCATTCACAGGTGCCTGCGGCGTAGCCCAGGCTTGTAGCTCTACATTTAAGGGATACAAAAAAGTCGAACCGTCGCCGAGAAAAAGTAAGTTCTCTAGGGCGGTGTAACGAAACTGCGCAACATATGCCAGCGTTGGATCGACTACTTGAATTTTGTCTGCGATGACTTCGGAAACCGTTTGTAGACCATTTGCATTTATCAAAAGCAACTGTCGGTCGCTGGTGTACAAATAAATGTTCGACCCATCGGAATCACCTGCAGTCCACGTGCGGATTCCCGTGTCGCGCATGAATTCGTTCACTGTGAATGAAGCAGTGGAGAGTCCGCGCACGATAAAAATTTCGTCCGCGGTTACAACCAACATTCCGTTCGGTAAAGGAAACTTTCGAATGATCTCGCCGCCAGGTAGAGCGAAAACATAAACCGGATACCATGCTTGCTCGCCGTTACCAACCTTGACATCGGGGCCAGTCGCGAAAAATAACTTGTTTCCACGGTGCATCCACAATCTGCCTGCGAACCAGACCGGATCGATTGCGCCCCCGGGTGGAGCATCGTTTTGATGTGGATCAGGCGCTTCGTTAGCAATCTGCAAAGCGCTGTCTGGCGCGGAGTCGTTGATGACTTTTGTCACATTCGGATACGGGCTAGTAGGTAGTTCAAAAAACGGCGAGCCACCCCCGTCCGTGCTGCGATACACGTGAATATCCGTGACCTGTGTATCAGTCGAAGCAATGATATTTAGCGACACTCCCGCGGTAGGTAAAACCAGATTCGACGGCGGCGTAGGGCTCGAGATCCCTCCAGAATGAGAGTTGCCGTAGCAATAGACATATCGAAAACCATTTTGCGCAACTAATGGCCCATAGTTCGGATCGGCGGGACCGAGACTCGCAACGGGAGCTGCTGCGGTAAAGATTGTGACGCTTACGTTATCCACCGAGAACATCGCATCCATTGATGAGGAGTTGACTGCCTGAATTCCCACACCGAAAGTTGGCGAATTCACATCACTGAGTTGCCAATTTCCATCCCATAAATCGCCGGGACTGCCGATAGTCACGGTCGTATCGTTGGCCGGTAAAGTCACCTTGCGAAAGTCACCAAAGAGCGCGCCATTCCGAATCAGACGCACCTTTAATCCAATACCTACGCCTTGGGTTTCGAGGCCAGAGAGTGTTACCTCAATGCCCGTGATCACCAACGTTAGACTAGTAGTAGGTGGAGGAAACGGAATCGCAAAACCAAAATTCTCTGCAGCCAGCCACTGCGAGGTCAGTGTCGCTTGACTAGCAGGAATCGCAAAGCTGACCGTCAGCGATACATGATCGATGCCCATACTGATCACAGTAGAAGGATCGGGTGTCGCGTTGACAAAGTGCAGTTGTAAACCAAACTGCGGGTGATTGACGTCTGCTGCCGTCCAAGTCGTTCCCCAGGTTGTGGATTGACTTCCGAAATCGTCGTTGATAGGACCGATATATTCCAAGCTCGAACCGAGGTTGTCTCCTACTGCCGCACCTGCTTTGCGCAACTGTACATTCACCATCTGGCAAATCGGCTGCGACCCTCCTGTCGCGAATGTCATCTGCGCACTAACATGCGCTTGAATTCCCGTGACCACGGCATTCGCCGGTAACGCAAAATTGAAACCCTGCGCCACGAAAACCGGACTCGCATTCAGCGGTTGAATGTTGACGGTCGCAAAGTTTCCATCAAGCACTGCGACATTCTGGTTATTCGTCCACATGCCTGCCCAGCTCGTGGAGGAGTTCGGTCCCTGTGTAGTGATACTGCTTGAGCGGGATAGATCCACCGTGGCGAAGCCCGCGGTGCCGGTGACTGCGCCAGGATTCACCCAAGGCGGAGGAGCGGGAATTTGATTGCTCGGCAAATTTGTTCCACTACCCGGTGGATGAGGCCCGCCGCCAATCGCCGGTGTCCCCGGTGAGATGTCGATTCCCCATTTGGTAATTCCTTGCACTCCGCCCGGGGCATCCCATTTGAGCGAGAGTAATTCCTGCGCGATATACAGATAAGCGCCCACCGTAGCAAAGTTAGTGAGTGGCGGAGTCTGTTTCAGCACTAACTGTTGCGGAGGGATCACGCCCACTTGCAAATATTCAATATCTGCAGTGCTATCCACTACGTTGTAAATCTGCCCGGGAAAGTCGCTGGGTTTGAACGTATAGAACCAGAGCGGCTGACCGTTAATCGGCGTATTGTTGACCGCGGTGTATCCAGGCCGCCTCGCGAGTGTAAGTCGATTCGTACACTCCATATTTAAGCCGTCGCTGAGCGCATCGTAGAGTTCGATAATTCGCCGGCCCATTTGTTTGATGGGCACGATCAGCGGATTTCGAAACGTGTACAGACCTGTATAAAATCTGCTTATCTGTAACGGCGCGGCTTCGGAGATGTGAGCCATTTATGAACGCTTCACTAAATTGACCTGTAGGTCGTTGACGGCCTGTAGATAATGCTTAATGTAAAACTGTTGGGACTCCTGATTACGTTGCGCAGTCTCCTGATCACATAAATATCCGTAAGTGAAATCGAAGTCCGCCTTTCCCAGATAATGGTTCAACTTGTTCAGGGTTCTCCATTCCTTGTTGAAGTAAATGAAAGATTGTTCCGAGAGCGGCGGCCACTGATGCATGGGATCTTGAATGGCTCGCGGCGAAGACCAATAAGGCACAATGATGGTCAGTTTCCCGCCAGGGATCAAAATCCTCCATGCTTCGTCCATCCATGGCACTCGTGTAGGTCCAGCGATATGTTCGAAAAAGTGTGAGCACCATATTTCCTCTACCGAGTTGTCCTTCCACGGCCACGGGAATTTCATCAGATCAACTTTAATATCGGTCTTTGCAAATAGATCGACACCCGTGAATCCTTCCTTTTTGTTCTCGCCGCAACCGAGATCTAACTTCAACAATTGCGCCGGTTCGGCCTTACCATTTTTCTTTCCCATAATTCACCACATCATGTTGTGTTCCGCGTCGAAATGCCCGACTTTCACTCGCGTATCACACGCAAATCTGTAACCCTGCCTTCCGGCTTGTTCGAAAAAATACAGATCCTGGGTATACTGACGGCCCCCGTTCTGCGTAATCTCCTGCACAGTGCGAAACCATGGAGACGGCAACTTTTGAAACATAGAAATTTTGAACAAGTCGAAGCCCATACCAAGCCCGTTGCATTCCTGCAGGCTTTCCGGTTGCGGCATCTGGGGAACAAAGTTCTTGGGCATCTCCTTCGGATGCCCGTAAATCATGGGCATCCCACCCTCACCTTTTGTCCAATAAAGTCCGCTCACGGCGTCGAACTTTTCAATTGATTCGTACAGCTTGAGTAAGCCATCCGCCGGAGGACAATTGTCCTCTTCTATCGTGAGTAGATATTTCCATTTCTTCAATTCTGGATTGGCGAGAATCATCTCAACGGCTGCGTTGTACGCGCTTCCTACCTCTTTGCCTTCGATAAAGATCGGTCCCAACACTTTCTGATTCATGGGACGCATCAAGTTCATCCAGCTTCCGACAACCCGATTGTGAATCAGTCCTCGCGTGACACAGATCCAAACCGTAGACAAATCTTTGTAAGACTTCGCCTGCTCCAATCGCTTCATGCTCTGTTCGAGGTTACGATTGTGATAGCCCTGAAGATCTTCAACACTCATGCGGTATATCCTGCGAGGTACATCAGCGGTGCGCGTATGGCTGTCGCTGCTGTGCCATTCAATTGTGAGAACACTATCGAAGCTGGCAGTGCGCCAGATGAGCGATACTGCCCCCAGCCCAGAACTCGTTGCCAAGTGTCGGCAGTAGCTTTCCCAAACTCGCCAGCGAAATCACCAGACACCACCTCTGCCACTATTGCGGAAGCCCCAAAACTTTGCCCCGAACTAGATTTGTTCATAGACAAACCTATCCAGTAGTCTCGTTGATCGAAACTCATGTTAGTAATCGGCACCTTCACCAACTTCATTCGGTCGTATGACGTATTGTTCACACCGTGGTTGAAGCTCCAGCGATATTGTGTATAGCTCGACGACATACGACTCAGAGTCGATCCGTTGCGGGTATAAATCCCCAGCGAGAAATCCATCGTTCCACTGGCTGAGCCACTACTGGGCATACTCATGTACATGAACCAATTCACTGCGGTCATGTGGGAGTTGACAATGCCAGGGTGAACCGGCCAGAAGGTAGCGCCCGTCGTGGCTGGAGCTATTCCGCCAACCGTTTCGTAACCGTGCATGATCGGCCACATTTCTGCGAAGTAACGATTATCGGCAGGTGCAGCTGCACCACCTGCACCGTGAATGGTTACCGAGAGCAATCCATTCGCAGAAGTCGCAGCACTAAAGGTCTGATTAGAACCTGCATAAAGACGAAGGCCACCTGTGAGCCCTATATGAGTACCAGTTGATGCTGTCCCTGTTCCCGACATTCCGCCACCGGCTGCGCTCTGAGCTGCCGCGCCAAACGGGAATCCTTCCCCTCCAGCACCCCCACTGGCCCCGAAGATACTGATCGAGATGAACTGGTTCACGCCGGTCGAGCCCGATAAAGTGATATTGGAACCGGCAAACAATCGCACTCCACCTGAAGCGCCTGCATTGTTAATCAAACCTGTGCCTGCGCTTGATCCTCCTGGCTGAGCGCCACTACCAATTCCCACTCCGTAGGAATAAGTGTTAGCTCCGCTGATAGTCCAATCGTGATAAAGTCCACTACTTCCACCAGAGAGAACCGTAATGTTGTTTGTGCCATGTAGCCATGCTCTAGGTGGCCCATCAATGTCAATCGCTAGGACTTGCTGTCCAGCGATAGATTCAGCATGAGTCCCTATGGATACGTTGTAGCCGGGATATATCACCATCCCATGACTATTGGTGACATTGGTTCCTGACGGCCAATGCTGCGCTCCAGCCGTAAAGACATGCCCAGCCTCACCTCCTCCAGCTGCTGCGATACGGCAAGTTGCGTAATTCGAGCCACCACCCGTAGTGGTCACAAAGAAACTGATATTCGATCCTGCCTCGAACCTAATCAATGGTGCGGTGAATGCCGAAAGTGCTGAATTGATACTTCCACCACTGCTGTTAAATGCGAAGGATTGCGCTTGTGCATTGGGAACGTTGATGGTTACCGTCTGGTAGTAAGCAGTATTGCTCGCCACGGAAATCTGTACATTCGAACCAGCTACCAGTCGCCAGCGCCCAGGATTGATCGAGGTATTGGCAGCTCCCGCCGTCGATCCACCAGCAGCGGTAGCGTATTCCATCACTACGTTTTTCTGTGCCTGGACGGTGACAGTCATGTTGCCACCGGCACCAGTCGCACCCTCCAAAGTTACGAACGGACCTGCGGCTAGATGCAGACGTCCCGTAACTGGACCGGAATGGCCTTGCGTGGTTGCGCTCCAATTTGTTTGAGTAACAAAGGTGCCCAATCCTGCGGAAAACACACCTCCACCTGGGCCGCCACCACCGGCATGGATGTCAATTACTCCGTAGTTCCCCGCAGGATGTGTGCCTGTACTTCCCACAAGCGTCACATTGGAACCAGCGTGAAAGTCCATCATGTGCAAATCCGTCATATCGGTTTCGCCTGAAACCGAACCCCCTACAGCACCCAGATGAACCCAGGAAATTCCCGCCGCACCACCGGGACCACCACCGGATGCACCATTAATGGTCACATGCGTTCCAAGGCTATTGGTCGAAGTGTTCAAGGTGATGTTGCTACCGGAATACAGGGACAGCGAACGCACATTGATGGTGAGGTAGCCGGAACCGAGAGCTTGATTAGCACTAATGTTGAAACTCACATTCGATCCGGCTTGAAATTGCACACCACGAGTTCCCCAAGTGAGACTGCCACCGGAAGTCGTTCCCCCTGGAGCAGTTCCACCAGCAAAGTTGAAGACACCAGGGGATGCTCCGATAATGGTCATTGTCAGGAGTCCACGAGTGTCAGTAGCGCCGGAAAGTGTGATGTTGGAACCAGCGTAAATCCTGATTCCACCCGTCATCGCATTGCCACCAATTTGTCCCGCGCTTGATCCGCCTGGATGCGCCCCGGTTCCCAGTCCCAACCCGTACTGTAAAAGATCGGAGTGAGCGAAACTTCCCTCTGGGCCGCCATCTCCACCGGCAGCACCAAAGAGGGAATAAGTCGTTCCTGAATTATTGGCGGTTGTCGAGATCGAGATGTTGGCGTTGCCCTCAACCAAACTGGCTTGACGGGCATGGACGTAAAGCTGCAAGGCATTTGGAGCAGCGGTCACGGCAGAAAGGAACATGTTGGAACCGGCTATGAATCGCAGGTAATTGGTCATCGCTACCGTTGGACCGGAAATGCTTCCACCGCTAACGGAACTCCACAAATTAACGCGGAAGTTGCTGCCGCCGGTATACACCCCAGCTGCCGAAATGGTTGCCGTGGTTCCTGCCCCATCCGCTATGCTGTCAATACTGATGTAGTCGCCCTCCACCAGCGACATCGCTCCGCCGCCGCCAGGGCCGCCGCCACCGGGAGCTGCCGAAATGTTGTAGGTCATCCCTGTCACATTCGTGTTGCGAGTCAATCCAATATTTGCGATTGCAGACAAGGACAGGAGTTGTGAAACGTGCGAGGTAGCAGGAAAGGTTTGCGAACTCTGCGATGCAGCCGAAACGGAGATCGTCATCGATCCGCCGGAAGTCGATCCACTCAAGGTAATGTTGCTGCCACCGGCGAGGTACAACCTGTCTTCAACCGGCCCCAGATGACCGCTCACATTTCCGCCACCTAAGCCTGCAGCGAATGGCGGGGAACCGGGACCAACAGTGCCTTCCGGCTCACCCTCAATGGTGACTGTCATGCCGCTTGCATTTGTGGTTGCCGCTAGTGTGATGTTATTTCCACCAGCAAAATACAAGCGATTGGTGACTAAGGATGAAACGCCAATAGTATTCTGCGTAGCAAGTCCGGCACTGAATGCCGGTTGCGCGCTCTGACTCTGCCCCACAATCGAAAGCGTCATTCCTGAAGCATTCGTAGTCCGCGAAATCGTAATGTTGTTTCCGCCAGCAATCAGTAAGTGATTGGTAACAGTCGAGCCCACTCCTTGCGTATTGGTGCCACCTACGCCCGCGGTGAAGCTGGGATGGGCACTCTGTGAGAAGGACTCCGCGTCAAAGTAGACCGACATTCCCAAGGGATTTGTAGCAGTCCTCAGTGTGACGTTGTTTCCCGCAACTAGTACCGCTTGTTGAGTAGCGGTTTGTTGCAGCGCACCCAGCGAGAATGCCGGGCCTGCGCCACCGTCAGATCCTCCTCCTCCGGTAGCGCCCAAGAGAGTCAACGACATTCCCGCTGAGTCCGTTGAGCCACTCAGCGTGATATTGTTCCCGCCAAACAGCATCAATTGATTCGTGACCGGCCCGCTGTCGCCAACTAAAACCCCACCGGCACCGGCTGAGAAAGCTCCCCCAGCCATTCCGTTGATTGTGATCGTCAGCGAGTGCTGACTCATCGAGCCAGCGAGAGAAATGTTTGAACCTGGCGCGAGCACCATCTGATTGGAGACGGTAATGAAGGCGTTAGGAGTCGATCCCGTAACTGCAGTAACTGGCGTATTTATCACACCACCAACTAAACCGGGGACAGTAACAACTGAAGAAGAAGCCTGAATGTCGCTAGGAGGAACTGTTACCAGTGGCACAATCGCGTTGAGATCGATGGGATCGAGGCCGGAAAGAATCATCCATCGTGGTCCCCAGATCACTCCGCCGCCCTGACTCGTAACCGTCACGCGGTAATACGTTCCGGTAGGTGTTAACTCATCATTCGCCCAGATGCGGCAGCCCGCGGGCAAAGAACCGTTAACATCGAGTTGAAAGGAAACTTCGCGAGGTGCAACTTGGCCTGCATAAGTAAGGGCATCCTGATTGAGAACGAGAAAGAGTTTTCCCCAGTTCGCAACTTTGCCTGATGGATCTGACCAATTGCCGATAATCGTCTTCATCATCCGCCTCGGAGGACCGGCAAATCGGGGAAGAAGCTTTCATGTCGAAGCTCCTGCTGGCGAATGCCGAGTGCTCGCGCAATATCCATCTGCCACTTCTGATCGGCGAGCGGTGCCCGCGGGTCTTCACCGTGATCGAGCGCTTTAGCGAACAAGCCACTCCTTAAAACGTAACCGAGATCATCCGGCCAAGGTGACCACGTATCGCTGAGCGAGGTTTTCACTTGCGCTTTCAATTGATAGAAAATCAGTGCGCGCCAGATTTGCGACGAGGGCACCGGCCAGAAACGAATCATTAGTTCGGAAAGCGTTAGCGGGCCTTTGACCAAAACTTTTTCAAATTGCATACACACTTTAAAAGGTGGCTGCACAATCGATTCGACGTTCAAGCCGGAAACCACTTCGATATCTCGCCGCGGTTTGACGAACGCTGTCGATAGCCAATCCTCGAGTGTGGCATGTTCCATCCAGCCCCAACTGTTGATGCCTTGGCCGCCGTCTATCGCGAAGCCGGTAGCAGGAGAATCGAAAACAAAAGAAGTAAGCGAAGGCACATCGGTGATTGTGAATGTGCCATTAAGCGAATCCAAACTCGCGCCCTGAATGGTCACTTCATCCCCTGGAGAAAACAGCGGCGGCATCTGTGAGGTGCCTAATCCCTGAATTCCATTGGGTGCGAACTGATCAAACGTAGCCAGCACACCGCTGCTTGTTTCCACTAACCCGGGAGGATCATCCAGTACGCTGTTCAGCGAAACTATCGCTTTGCGATCTACTTCCGCAGTGCAACCGCTCACTGTGTAATCTTGCTGATTGGGAATCGTCGTAAAATCGGGTAGCTCTGCCTTATTAAATTTCCAGTTGTTCGGACTCGAGAGCAACGTCTGTAACACGTCATTGCAAAGATCGAGGCCGGGTTGGTTGGGGATGCCACCTACGCCCACCAGCTGAATCATGCGCGTGCGAGTGCGCGTGAAATCAATCACATTCCGTAAGCTGATCGTCGAAGGCATTCATCCCCAGAGTTATGCAGACTGAAACACCGTGTTCAGATTGCCCGCGGGATGAGTAGGTAGCCGTACCAACATGGGATAGGCTTGCCAGATTTCATCCGAGAGGCATTCCTCGCGCACCGGAGAAAACACCGTCATACAGTGCTGACAGGTGCCGCGTTTCTTGCCGTCCGATTGCGTTGCCCACGCAATGGCCGCGCATCCGGTCATCACGCTACCTGGCGCTTGCATGTGGTTGCATGAGCGAAAGCGTGCAATCAGCATCTGCCGCTGATCGCGTTGCAGCATCTGATTGTGTTCCCGCATTCGTTGCACGCGAGCTACAGCACGCTCATCCTTGACTGGCTTGCGCGCTTCAGCGATCACCGAAAGCATGATTTGCTGAAACTGCGCAGCCGTCATGGTTACGTGTGCATGTTCGGGTTCTTCCTTCTCTTCGTCCGGCTTCTCTTCGGGTTCCGGTTCTTCCTTTTTCCCCGGCGCGGGCGGCGGCGGATGCTGGGGCGGATGCTCCCGCGGATGGATAGGTTGTTGTGACTGCCTCTGAGCAGCTTGTTCGGTAGCCATGATTCCTCCTTAGCACTCGATAACTAAAAGATCGCCATCACCTACAACTGCACCTAGGCCGGTCAAGGCAATATGTAGTCGCGGGCGATTACCTGCGGCATACGAACCTGTAGCCGGTGGCAAGAGCGTGGCGTAGACCGACAAGTCGCCGGGTAAGCCATTGGGTACAGCAGTAATCAGTGCGCCAATTGGCCGAAAAGTACGCGGTACTTCTACGGTGGTTTGACTGGGCGCAACCTTCCCTCGCAAGATTCCCTCGAGGTAGATCATGGCTCGCGAGGGGAACACACACTGTCGTTGATTGCCTCGTTGAAACGCCATTTCACACCCCCGTCATCGAACCAAACAGCCAGCGTTTCCCGGCTGGAATGTTGCCCGCGGTTCTAACTTCCAGTGCCACCGTGAGCGTATTGGGTTCAACTGCATGATTAATGGTGACGGCAGCAATGCCAACTCCGGCAGGCAATGCCCAAACGTCCGAGACAGGTTTCGGAATACTGGGAAAGCCTTCCGGCGACATGCCGGAATTGGGAACCCCCGTTCCTTCCGGAGTCGGATTCAAGATGACCAGCACGATGGGCATGTGCCGCGCAGTCTGTTCTGTGCCGGTCAGCAACGATGCTCCGCCTCTTTCTGGCAGTTCCACGGACACGTTCACCCGTCCTACGGCCAAGGTGATCTGTGAGTGATTCGTGCCCTCGAACCAACTCATGCCGGGAGTGATGGAATAGTTGGTGGTTTTTACAATTACCTGCTCACCAGCCAACGGAGTGATCCCTACTTCACCTTCTTGAGGTGCCGGTGCAGCTGCTCCTTCAGCTGGAACTTCACCTTCACCCGGATTCCCCGGATTCCCCCGATGCTCCCGATGACGGGGATCGGAGGGACTCGTTCTCGACCTCATTTCTGCGGTTATCATGTCTGCTCCTTCAAATCTTGAGTTTGACGATCAAATGCCTCGGAGCGAGCCGAGGCGTAAATAGGGAAGTGCTTTACGATCTGCCCCCAGGTAATGAGTTTCTTTTTCATCAACCGATGTAGCACCTCGCGCCAGCCATACTCCACCGCTACCGGGCGATCTGCAGCATCTACATAAATTCGCGAGAACTCGAAAACCATGCCTCTCTTGAAATGAGCCCCAGAAAAGAATTTCTGTTCGTGCTTCGCAAAATAAAAACCAGCGTGGCCGGGACAACGAAGGGAATCCTCAACCCAGACAAACGGATTCATCTTCGTAATCCGCCGCACCAGTTCGTTCGAGTCGAGTGGAATGCCGCGCTGACGATCCTGATTCTTGAAATCTTCCTGCCCAGGAATGCGCTCCGCCTCGAGCTGTTTATCGGTGTCTTCCCAGAGGCGCGCCAGCTCGTCCTTCTGCGATTCCGGTTGCTGCTTTTTAATCTTCAGTTCAGGCATCCAGCGCTTCCTTTGCCTCACGCAAAATGCGCGTCTGATAACCGTTGCGCGCCAGGTACACCGCAATGATTCCGCTGGGTTCAATGGGCGTGTCATCGTAAGCGTGACTATTGTTGTTCTGTCCCATTAAGTTCCACAGCAGTTGAACCAGTGAACCGTGAATAACCAGAATGATCGGCGCAGGAGAATCCAGTGCAATACGCGTGTATCGTTCCAGAGTTTTCTCGGCGCGCCGTTCATAGACTCCCCACGATTCGCCACCTATGGGAATTAACTGTGGCTGCATTTTCAGTTTGCGAATCTCCAGATGGTTGGCATCAATCGATTTGCCCTCAAGGTCTGATCCGACATCCCAGGAGCGCAAGCGAATATCTTTCTTCACCGGCAAGTCTTTCTCTTTGGCAATCGCAATGGCAGTGTGATACGTCCGGTCGAGATCGTCCGAGTAGATCGCGGAGATCGGAAGGTCGCGAAAGAAATCGGCAACTTCCGCCGATTCCTCTTCGCCTTCGTCATTCAACGGCACATTCTGCGTGCCCCGAATGCGCTCCTCTTCATCGAGATCTACTAGACAATGACGCACCAGATACAACAGCACTCCGCCGATAGAATCCCTCGCCATTAGGAAATGGATGCTTCGGTCTTGATCATCACAAACCGCGGATGCAAGCCGCTGGCCTGCGGAACGCGCAATGCGCCGTATTTAAAATTGTAGGCACAGCTCGCTCCGATGACCCTCGCGGGATCTGCCGCACTCGGTTCCCAGTTCCTAACAATCAATTGAAAATTTCTCTGTTCGGGAATTTCTGTTGCACCCAAAGAGACAGAGAAAACCGCATCTTGTCCAACCACCAAAGTGCCGTAGCCTGTCTTACCTGCGCCAGGGAAGTTAGGAAAAGATGTCGCAGTGGTCGTTTCAATGAAACGAATGCCCGCGATATCAATGACCCTGTAGCCCTGCACCCCACGCATCAGTTCTTCCGAACCTTCTTTGTGGTACTTCAAAACGTCAATGACACCGCCCGCGGTGTTATCGTTCATTCGGGGCTTGTTACTAACTTACGTTGTAAGTTAGGTGCGGTCATTTCTGCCGCACTCTGCATATTCCTATGCAGCCCGGAGCACATCTTCATCCCTTACGGGAGCTACGCGTATGCTCTCTACGGACTCTCTGCTTGCGCAGGTTGCCTCGGTATTGTCCGGTCTGGAGTTCCACCGATATAGCGTAGTTACGACCCAATTCATGTCTAGGTCGAATGCCGGGAATGGGTGAATAATCCCAGCAAATAGCCCATCTGCTTGCGGACGCACATCGAGTCCGCGCAGGTGAAAGACCGCTTGCCGAGCCAGCGCAGCACTCATGAATTCATCGGCAGTGCCTGCAATTACTGCCGCGGCATCACTCGCTGCCTGTGCTTCAAATTCCATGCGAGCGAGTAAGTTAGCAGTAAGTGCAGCCCTGAATCCAAGCTCCGCCGCAGTATTTTCTACGATGGGATCGATTGCCGTCTCCACTAATATGTCGGAGAACGATGCAAAATCGAAGTATTGGTTGACAGTTACATTTCTAATGGAAGTAGTTGGCGAGATTCCAGTGCCTACAGTTCCCTCAACTCCCGGCGTTGGGTTTGCTGGAAGCAAATCATAGCCGAAGAGCTGTATTGTCCTACCGTTGCGATCAGGTAACTTACGACGCGAAGTTACAGCGACAAAGGGTAAGTTAGGCTTTAAGTTTTCTACAGCGACTCTATCATAATATATACTCGCCAAATGTGTAAGC